ACCAACATATCACGCTCGTCAACAACGTCCGGATGACCTTTCGATATGCCGTACTCAAGCGATGCATACATGTCACCATCCTCCAACTTCTTGTAGTCAGTAAAGAACAATCGGTTGTAACGCTCAATTGATTGCTCCTCAACAGCCCAGCCCTTCTCAAGCTCGCGCTTGTCTAACTCTACATGGTACTCATACATCTTCTCGTCAATGATCTCCTGGATCAATGTCTTAGCACCCTCAGGTAGCTCATTGGCATCCTTCTCCTTCTGTTGTAGCCTATCTCTCTCCTCTGCCTGCTTAACTGTTAACTGTATCTTTGATAGGTAGTCACTCAATGTCTCCTTCTGCTTAGGCGTAAGCCCTCCAATCGGTCCTGAAAAGAGAGCGCTACATTTGGATGACCTAATTCGAAGCATCCTTCAAAGCTTTAACCTGATCGTCAGTCAATTCGTAAGCATCAGCGATTTTATCAAAGGTTGATCGTCCGTTCTTAATCGAGTCAACCGCGGCATCCAACTTAGTCAGTTTAGCCTTGGTCTTCTGAGGGATTGGTCGTGTGCTGAAACGCAACGCATCAACCAAGCCTTGTGGACTCTTAACCTTCTCAGTCGTCAAAACGATTTGCTTGCCGATGTAGTCGTCCGGATTGAATGACCCAAAGAATGTCTCTAATCGCTTGAAGTTTGTCCGGTTGCACACCATAGCCTTTGGAAACTCCTTAAGCTTGGCGAATACCTTGTCCTCCTTACCCATCTCTCCGACCATAGTGTCGGCATAGATGCGCTCGATTGTAACGACCTTCGGCTCGTACTTACCGGCTACCTCTAGGTCCCATGCCCCAAGGTATTTGTTGTCTTTCATTAAATTTCTCCAGTGCATAAGTTATTCTGATTTAGTTTTTTCAAGTTCTTCAAGTAAATCATCAGCTTGTTTTACTGCTTCCTCTGCTATTTCTTTTCTTGAAGCAGAAATAACAGAACAAGCCATTAATCCTTGCATAGCCAATCCTGCAAAGTATTCGCGTTTAGTTAAACCATTTAACCCTTTACGACCAAGTTCAATAAAATTTATTGGTTCATCTCCGTTATTTCTCATGTTATTTAATTTAAGTCTACAAATTTATTAAAACGTTTCTTATATTCAAAATATTTCAACAACAATTTTTCCCTTTGAGCGTATATTTTTTCAGTAGGCTCTTCATTGTTGAGCGCTAGCTTCATTTGGTAGTTAGCCTTGATCAACTTGGAATCAATGATGTCGATGTTTACCTTCAGTATACCTGGGTACCAACCCAAGTTCTCGAACACCTCATACTGCTGAGGTGTAACCTTAACAAACTTCTCTGAGTTTGTCATGGTGTTCTGAACAATTATGTCACCACTTTCATTGAAACGCTCGATGCGAACGCCCTTGTCAATGTAGTACATCGACCTCTCAGTCGTGTACATGGTGACATACTTGTCAGATATTAAATCATTCCACGCCTTCATACACGATTGTCATAAAGTCCTCTTCAATCTCAAAGTATTGATTCTCTCTGAATACTAAGCGAACGACATACCCACTAGTTGACTTTGCAACATAAACCATGTACACCATATCAGGTTGATCAGGTTTCATTAAGTGGTTGTTGATCATCGGGTCGTGTTTCTTATCTACGCCAATTGTAGATAGGTTGACGTTGTTAATTCGCAAAGCTTCCTTGCACATGTCAATGGCGTTCTGCTTGTCCATTGAATAGTAACTGAAGTTGCCTGGGCTATCCTCTTGAAAGCCCTTGATTGGAACCCATTGTGCGTTGGCACTCCCTGCCAACAGCAACATAATAAATAATTTTCTCATTTTAAAAGGTATTGATTAGTAAATACAATTGTGTAAAACATCATACCGATAAATCCGGTAGATACGCCTAGATATCTCACTACCGCGTAGCGAGAATGTGCCGTGATAAACATCAAGGCGCAAAATAGAATTGCCATGGTTAGTTAAGATTAAATTGTTCGATAATGATTTGAACTCTACATTCTTCAATGGACTCTATGTCCATGTCGAAGAATAACATAAAGTATACAACGGCAATGCTCTTGTTGGGAGCCATCACTCGTGTGTGTTTGCCGTTGTCAAACTTTATGTCGTAAGCAGTTAACATTGGTGTATTATTTCTTGCTTACAAATATAAACTATCTGATTAGAACATTCCTTCTGGAATTTTTTAATTGCGTCCTGATAGCTTGACGCTTCGATGTTAATGCCTGAGCATTTTATCCCATCACAATCACCATTTGTGAGGAGGTAGCAGATGTGATACATTAGTAGTTGAATTTAATTAGACCCCATAAAATACTTGCCGTGCGAACTCTACGTCGCGTTGTTCGTTTGATCGGTTGGACTACCTTCCTTTCGACTGGCCTTTCATACGTCTTGCGTAGATTCGCATGCACCCGATTGGCAGTTGTCTTTGTTGGCACGTCGCCTACCCAACTGTACTTACCTTTCTTACGCTCGATCAATCCAAGCCTTACGCATGATGATAACATCGTGCTATGCGCACCTGCTTTCTGCTTGATTTCTAAAAGTGAAAATGGTTTGTTTTGTTCATGCATGTATCTCAATACTGTCATGTACTTTTCTTTCGTTTGTGCTCTCATGTTAATACAATTTTAAATTTACCGATTTGAATAATAATGTTACCATCTTCATTGACAACTGCCCTATGATGATAACGCCTGATTAAGTCTTTGTTTCGTTTCATCTCACCTTGCCTGAACTTATACCCGAACAAGGTGTACTTTGCATAGAACCTCATAGCTTTATGAATATGCCGTGAAACAAAAAATGAATAAGTATCTCCTTATCCTCAATCGAATAGCTAACCGCAAATCCGATTGTCTTAGCTGATGACCAGCTCTCAACTATCTCTACTTTCATAATAAAATTTTAATGTGTCTGCTAACTCGTTCTGTTGGCCGTTATGCATCGCCTCGTAATGATATGCCTCACTGACATGGTCAATGAACATTTGTCTATGCTCCCGATTTGGGAGCGCGTTAAATAATTCTAACGACTGCTTCTTTTGGCCGTTAATTTTACTCTCTAGGATGTAGTCGAATAACTCATCCCACGTTTCGAAGTTCAAGTCTTGTGGTTGCATCGTTATAAAATTTAGGTGGTACAATAATGAAATGGTTTACACAGAAAACGTTTGACGTCTCAGATGTTACAACTTTTACCGGAATTCCTATAGCCTTTAGCTCAGCTAATTTTTCCTTGATCAACGCCTGAGCGTTTGGATATGGACTGTCGTCCCACCCTCCTGTGTCCGGTTCCATGTGAACTGAATAGATTGGTTTTGAATATCCCCTCCAACCGTCTAAGCGAATGTACTCGCATGTCATGTCGAATATCTCGCCGACATGCTTTGCCTCAGGCTGAACGTTGTCGTTTACCTTTGTCATATCGCCGTCCCATTTCTCGCCGTTCAGGTAAGGAGTTTTTTTATGTGAGTAGACACGAGTATCAGGTAGCATGTTTAACCATTTGTTTGTCGTTCTGGTTGGCCAGCCGGCATTCGATACATACATTCCGTCTTCGCGGTGCTCCGCGATTAAGTTGCCGAATAGGTAGAGCGAACGGCCGTCTGTTTGGCCGTTGCCTTGTTTTTTCTTTTTGCCTACTAAAAAGGCTTCGATTACTGCGTTCATAATGTTGGTTTTGGTGGTTTAATGTTGGTTTTTGGGTAGTTAGTGTTGGTTTTATGTTGATTTTTTTTTCTTAATCCCTTATTCTATAAGGGTTTATGTCAGAATGTTAATTTTACCCCCTACTATAGAAAAAAAATTAAAAATTATATATAATACATAGAGAGAACGTATCTCTCTATGTGTGTAAAAATATAAAAGTCGAGGTTCATTTTCGACATTCTGACATGAACGCCTGATAATCAGGCACTTACGTCAAAAAAATCAACATCAAATCAACATGGGTTAACATAACTTGTTGATTGTGAGGCACAAACGTAACATACTTAAAGTAAAGCTTTAATCAACGATTAACTTGCCGTACTTTTGTAAGACCGGGGGTTGCTCCCTTTCGAACTGCTCTACACTGATTGGTCTGAAAGGTCTAGGTTTTGGTCGGTCGCTTAGTTTCATTACTGCAACGATCGACATGCCGATTATTATACCGACTGCTAGGATTGTTATGTTCTTCATGTTGTTTGGTTTTAAAATTCTTCTACTCCGGATGCTTCTAATAGTTCTACGTCATCTTTGTCGATATATGCCGACAAGCTTTGTAGTTCTATTAACTCGCCCCAACTTATTCTCTCTGATCTAAGCTCTTGTCTTAGATATTCTAGTCTCTCTTTCATATTACATCAATTAAATTTAGTTCGACAATGTGGATTGCATCGGTATCAGGACACCTAACTATGTACTTGTTAGATGTCCCGGCTACCTGACCAACTAATTCGTAGTTTCCAGTTAATACTGATTGACTATCGTCAATGAGTATTGTTTGTTTGTTTTGTAGTTTCATAGTTCTGCTGTGAATTCGCAATATCCATTCTCGTTTAGGCAGTCAAGAATTTTCTTGCCTAATACATAGTCCGCATATTCGCTTAGTTTATTTTCGTCAATTCCGTTTCCAATTAAATTGTCATTGGTATAAGAGTAATTTGTAGCAAAAAAGTCTTCCATCAATTTCAATTGGTCACCTAATGACTTTTCTATTCTCTTTAATTCAGCCTCAACGCCTGGTTTATCCTCTTCGTTGTATTGGTATTCGATGTACTCAGGCACATGTCCTGTTACACCAAATCTATCTGCTGAGTGGCTTGATTGGACACCGAACCAAAACTTGCCTTCGATGTCCCCGTTATAATATCTTCCCATGATTTCTATTTTTTAAAGTGTGTATTCATTTCCTTCTGCATCGTAGTACTCCTCGTCAATATCGTAGAAGTCCCATTCCGTGTAGTAGTACATATCTTCATTGTAGAAGAACTCCAACAACTTATCAACATCGTCTTCATCAATGTCTTGTGAACGTTTGCCGTCCGCATTCTCCCAATCTAATGTCTTTAAGTGTCTAATTAAATCCTCTCTCTCAGCGAAGCAAAGTTCGCCGTCTCCGAATACATATCCCTCGTTCATACCACGCCCAGTGATATCGCAACGTCTTGCAAATTTTTCCATAATTTCTAGATGTAAAGAGTTGGACTATTTGTTACTATTTGATAGATTGCAAAGCTGATTGCATACACTAATGTGCTACCCATACCAACCGCTATCGCAGTCAATACGCCGTTAAGAATTTTTTCCATGTTTAAAAGGTTTTAATGATTAGGAACAAACCTGCCAGGGCAGGCTGAGGATACCCTCATTTAATTGTTTTCGTATACTGAATACTCGTCAGCTAATCTTGGCAAGCCAATTGTACTTGGTACTCATCTTCAAATAAGAAATACCCGTTGTATGTTTTAAAACCGAACCTATCCAATTCGATATCACTTTCGTTTAATTGAATGCTTCTGTAATGACCTGTTCTTTGTCTGTAGCTATCTTCTATGCAATAAAAATATGTTCTCATGATTTCTAAGTTTTAATACCATACCTCATCAAGTACATAGTTGTACCTCTTTTGTATGTAGTTAATAAAATTGTCTAAGTGACGTTTGTCGTTGAATTTGCAATCAATAACCACATGCTTTCCGTAGTTGTTGATGAATTGAATTGTTGCTTTCATGCCCTTACTTTTTTCCAAAATTCGTCTGATGTTAATAAATTGCCGTCTAATTTGTAGTAAATTTCTTGACGGCCTTGGCCTTTTACTTGGTCTGCAACTACCAACGTCCCATTGATAGTTACTTTAATTGTTTGTAGAATTGTCATGGATTAAGGGGGTTTTTGATTAAATTTTTGTAAGTTTTACCATTTGGCATAGAGTATTCGAATACATAACCTTTCTTGTGGGTGTAGCTAACGAATCTTGCATCTCTGTAAGCCTGATTCCTGAGTAAATAAATTTGATTTATTACCAATTGAACTTCACTTAGATTAAAGTCTACCAATATTGTTTGTCCTGATAGTTTGTACTCTAGTGTTACTCTATCAGATACAATCTCATGTACCTGATATTCATTACCTTTCATGTCTCGGTAATTTACCTGAACTATTGCTTTCATTATCTTGCTCTAAATGGGATTAATAATTTGCGTGTTCTAACTAATACGCCGTCTTGAAAGAAACCTATGATTTCATACCTTCCTTCGATTCTGATGATTCTTGCTTCCATGGTTAGTTGGATTTAGTTGGTTAGTCCTCTAGCTGAGTGTCGCTCTCATAAAATGCTCATCGCATGCTAGAGGTGTTTTGCATACCACGTTAAACTGCATGCCCTCTTCTTATTCCCTACAGCTTTGAAGCTGTGGTTTCGACATGCGACCACCTGAGTAGTGTATCGCATGCCCTAGGTTCGTCCTAGCTTTGTGTTATCGTATTGACCTCCTCACCGATTGCAGTCTCAAATAATATCTTATGTCAATGTACTTTTAATAAAGCTGTCTAAACTGATTTACTTTGAACCGCTTAACCCAGGTGAACTCCTCGAAAGGCACTTAGTCTAGTTTTATCTTTTCAATCTACCACTTGAATACTGATTCGTCATCGTAACCTCTTGTGGTATGCTTAGCTCGTTTGCTTGTATCAAATCTACAAAACTTATTTGGATTGTTAATACATTTTCAACAAAAAAGATTCAAATAAATGCTAATTTATATTCATTCTAAATAAGGAGACACGTTTGAACACGGAATAAAAGCGTATCAAACGCTTACTGACAAAGGCTTTCAGTGTGAAACGATACGACAAATGAATGTATTCGGTTTGATTGGTATTAATTACGGCAGGCCCAACCCCTCCCCTCCGCACGTCAGAGCAACCGCGCAAAACGACCGACCGATTGATTGATTGACCGACCGATTGGTCGAGCGCTCGAGGGGATGGGTATGGTATCAATAACATGGGCGCGGAATCAATACGGCTTGCCTACCCACCCAACACGCACACCAACCCACCGACCGACCGCACGGAATGACCGACCTAACGTCAGACCGACAGCCCAAACCAAAAAGCCAAAAATCCTGGCCGAACTTTTGGAAATGGCAACCCCCCGGTCGATTTCTAAAACGTTTTCCTTTTGCGAGCGTTCGCGTGAAACCCCCCCATTACCCAAAACCTCCGACCATCTAAAAAATTATTATATTTGTAAAAAAAATAGTTATGAAAGACTACAGTAATATCCCATTTAAGAACGCTGCGATCGATCGCTTGACAAGTCGTACTACGCCTCCTCAGGGTATGAGAAGCATGAAGGATGAAATGGAGAAAACTAAGAGAACTGAATGGCAAAAACACACTACAACGCCTTTCGTACATGGAGCGCAGGAACCTGTTAAAAATCCTCTTGTTTCAAGGATAGTAAAAAGCAAGGTAGGCAGAGAATACGAACCAAAGGTCAGAAAAAGACAAATGAAACCATGAACATCTACATAGAGAACAGAATACCGTATGGTTTAAATGTAGGCTTTGAGTACTACCGACCGGACGATCTTCTGGACTCATATGAGTTGCATATAAACTTATTAATCATAAAAATCGCGCTAGAATGGCAAGAATGAAGACAGGTCGATTGACCACAAAGACAACTCCACCACAGAAACCATCTGTGAGTACAAAACCTGGGGTATCTAATGTATCCAACCAAGGTGATTGGGATAAGTATGATCAGAATTATAAAGCTTATAAGAACTACGACAATGAAGTAAAGGCTTATAATAAGCAGATGGAGGCTTATAAAAAGAGTAAGTTGCAAGGTCCAGCTGATTACAGAGTTTTAGATGCTGGAAATACTTCTGATAGTAATATGAGAAAATTAGAGGCTGGTGAATTAGCTGAGTTCAATGCATATCAAAAAAAGAATAATCCAGATGCGCCTGATTATGGTTGGGTAAAGGTAAGTAAAGACACTCAACGTGGCAAATGGGCAAATTTTATGGGTGATGTTGCTAAACCTACTGCTCCTGTTAAAAGAGAACAACCTAAGGTGCCAGAGCTTACAGGTACAATGAATATTCTTAAGCCTGAACCTATTAAAACTAGAAAAGGTGGTATCAAACAATTTGTTGAAAAAGAAAACCCAGCTTTTGTTAGTCCTGGTAAACCAATTCGCAGAGGTAAAAGTCCTGATATGAATTTCCTTGGTAAGGGAGCTACGACTAAAGGATCTGGTAAGCGTTATGTTAAGCAAGTAATTGGATCGATTGGTAAGACAGGAGATAATTCTAGAGGGTATAATAGAGAAGAGAAGTTATTCAAAGCTAAGGCTAGTACAGGTGCAGCAGGTCAAGACTTCACTGATCTTTCTTCAAAAGAAATTAAGGGTATCCGAAAAGATTATTTGAAAAAGGGTTTACAAGAGGCTCGTAGAGATAATACTCTTTCACCAGAAGGCAAAGCAAAACAGGTTGCTGCCGCTAAGATGGAAGTTAAGCAATCTAGAGGTGCTCAAAGATATAGCAAGAAAATGGAGAAGGGTAACCTTAGTTATTTTACTCCTGGATACAATGAGGGTAAAAATAAGAATGAGGAGCCAATCGACAAAAGAGGTCGTATTGCTGAATACAAATATTCTCAAGATAATGCAACCAATAGAAATACTATCGACACTAAATTGAAAGCAATTGGCGAAAAAGCTAAAAAGGAAGCGGCCGAAAGAGATGCTTATACAAGAGGAGGTTTCCAATATAATCAGGTAAACCAATAATTTATTCTAGAGGGGCTATCGAAAGGTAGCCCTTTTTTATTGTGGCATATTCGCCATAATTAAGCGGACCCCCTTCGCTAAATAATCATTCTAATCAATAGCACCTGTGGTACTTTTAGTATATAGGTGTGTCGCATATTTAGTAGATACTTGCGACATTTCCGTCACAAATTTGTCATGTTTTTGTGACAAAAAACTGGACATTCTTGTCACAATTTTTTAAATTACTGTGACAGATTGGGGGCAAATGTTTGCTATATTTGCGACATATTATTCCGTATCGTAGAACATTCGCTCGGAGTCTTCGGTCTGCCACTTTTCAAATCCCTCACAGTTGTAGTAATCTTTGTTGACCATATAGTCAGGTCGTTCGGGGAATGGTTTAGTTACAAAGCTAGGCTCAGACCATTTGATACGATTGTTTGGCTGTAGGGCGATCTGCCCGTTGTCTAGTAGGATGATATGGTGTGACTTATGTTCTAGCGGATCTTCTGCTAGTGACAGGTCGGTATTTAGGTCGTTTGATCCCCAGTTTATTGTCGCATAGTAGCTACCTGGATAGAACTTATGGTCCTTCATGAACACTTCTACCTTGGTATCATACACATATGAGAGGTGTAGTAGGGTGAAGTTGTATGAGAAGCAGTTCCATATCTGTAAAAAGTGAAACGGCAGGTCTACCTCAGGCGTCTCAGGCTCGGTAAGTAGTGCGTGACTAGGTAATTTGTCTCTCATGACACCATTTTCAAGTAGTACTTGGAACAACGCAGCTTGTCCGGGCATACATCTAACCGACATGATCACTCCTGGGGTGAATTCACCTTGTCCTTTGGTGTGTTGGTACATGTACTCGTTTCTAACGAATACCTTTAGTGGGAAAAAGTTGTGTTCTATGTATGCCATAATACAAATATATGACAATTTATTACTATTTTTGTATCTAAATTCAAATAAAATGGTAGTAAAACAAGTATTAGAGGCCTCTGAAGGCCAAAAAAAGCTCAAAAAGGGGATCAAGACGATTGCCGGAGCAGTAAAAAGTACTTTAGGGGCGCGCGGACGCACGGTACTAATTGAATCAGAGAACCACATCGGTGGTATTACGGTAACAAAGGACGGTGTGACTGTCGCTAAGTCGATTAATTTGTTGGATCCGGTCGAGAACTTGGCTGTAATCATGATGCGTCAGGCAGCTGAGCGCACTGCGACGGTTGCAGGTGACGGAACGACTACATCGATTGTATTAGCCGAGGCTATTATCGACGCTGCTGACGAGCATTTGACTGACGAGGACAATGTAACTGAGGTAATCCGTGAGATTAACGAAATTACAGCTAAAGTTGTAAAAGATCTTGACAAGGTAAGCAAGAAAGTTACCGGTAAGAAGTTATACGACGTGGCATCAATCAGCGCGAACAATGACAAGGAGATCGGTAAGATGATCGGCGATGCGTTCAGTCAGGTTGACATGGTAACTGTTGAGAACAGTCAGACAACCAATACATATGTTGACGTATTGAAGGGTATGCGTATCGAGCGCGGTATGACATCGAAGTATTTCATCAACGACCATAAGCGTCAGGAGTGTGTGTTAGAGAACCCATACATCTTGATCAGCGACCATGAGATCAATAACTTAATGAACTTGGAGAAGATCTTAGCTCCTATTGTATCTCAAGGAAAGTCTTTGTTGATCATCGGTGAGTTAGGTGCAAACGCTTTGGCTACGTTGAACATGAACGTTGCTCAGGGTAAAATTAAGGCATGTAACATCTTACCTCCATCATTTGGTTACCGTCAGAAAGATTTATTGGACGACTTGGCAATCGCTTTGGGCGGAACATATTTCAGTGAGAATACTGGTGATGACTTATCGTTAATCACGTTAGATACATTGGGAACAGCTGCACGCGTAGTTGTTAGTAAGGACAATACGATCTTTATCCCAACAATCGAAACGGCTGACGCCGTTGAATCTCATATCGCATCATTAAAAGAATCAACGAACGGTATAACTGACAAGAACGAGGTTGACTTCGTGAACGAGCGAGTTGCCAACTTATCAGGCGGTGTTGCTGTTATATATGTTGGAGCATTGAGCGACATTGAGCAGAAGGAGAAGAAGGATCGTATTGACGATGCTGTGTGTGCGGTAAGAGCTGCTAAGGAGGAGGGTATCCTTCCTGGTGGTGGGTCTGCATTAATCAACTCACGAGCTCGCAACATTTCTGACTTGAGTTCAACTGCTATTAAGATCATGCACCATGCACTTGAGGCGCCTATGCGTCAGATCGTGACAAATGCCGGTAAAGACGCTGACGAGATTATTGGTGGGTTGTTACCTATCGAGAACGAGGGATACGACGTTAAGGGAGAGCAGTACGGCGACATGATGAAGCTTGGTATCATTGACCCAGCGAAAGTCACTAAGAACGCCTTATTAAACGCCGTGTCAGTCGCTACGACGATCATGAGCACGAGTTCAATCATCACAAACGTAAGAGACTATGAAGGTAATAAATAAGTTTATCTTGATCGACAAGATCATCGAGCAAAAGGAAACAAAGTCCGGTCTTCTCCTATCAGGGGAGGACTCTGACGATTTGAGATACCACAAGGCACGCATCGTTGAGCCTGGCACTAATGTCTTAGACATTAAGGCAGGGGATACCATCCTATTTGATAAGGTGGCAGGCCATGATGTCTTTATTGGGGAAACTCGTCTTTATCTAATACAAGAGAAAGATGTTGTTTGTGTTCTTGATTAAATGAACGTATAGCATTAGCTAATGTTTTTTGTGCGAATGGGGCGTTCTTTCTGAACGCCTTATTTCGTCTAGATGATTCAGGAATTGGCTCTAGGCCTGTCATTTTCTTATACACTGAGGTGATCATCTTCTTAGCCTTATGTGTCAGTTCATACATGGCTGACTCACCTAAACTTCTAGTCCTCCATACATGTATCCAACCTTCAGCAAGCAATCTATTAAATCGGTGTCGATCCCAAGACATAAACTTTGCCCATTCATAGCATTCGGGTAGGGTAAACAGTTGTCGTGAGTATAGGTGCATTAATATCTCTAGGTCTGCCGTGCTCTTAAGTTCATAGTTCAGGACGGCCCATTTGCGTATAACTGTCCAATGTTGCATGAAGTCCCATCTAGTCTCTCTACCGGTATATACCTTTTTCCTGCGTCTTCTACGCTTATGAATTTTTACTTTTGGTTTCATTTTATTATATTTGTACAAATATATTCATAATGGGACTATATAGCAACATTCACGCAAAGAGAGAGCGAATTAAAGCTGGATCAGGCGAGACAATGCGCAAACCTGGAGACAAGGGAGCTCCAACAGCAAGTAATTTTAAACAAGCAGCAAAAACAACAAAAGTTATGAAAGCAAAAAGCAAACCAATGGTTGAGAAGAAGACCGGAGAGAAGTACGCATCTAAGGCCGCTATGGTAAAACATGAGAAAAAAGAAGGCAAGAAAGAGATGTCAAGAGAGTACGGTATGAAAGCTGCAATGGCTAAATTGGCTAAGCGTAAGTAATGAAAGACCCTCGTTTAGAAAGAGCAGGCGTTACAGGTTTTAATAAACCTAAACGAACACCTAGTCACCCAACTAAGAGTCACGTTGTTGTGGCAAAGGAAGGTGACCAGGTGAAGCTTATTCGTTTCGGTCAGCAGGGAGTTAAGACCAATCAGACGGTTGGTCAGCGAGAGGCATTTAAGAGTCGTCATGCTAAGAATATATCTAAGGGTAAGATGAGCGCTGCTTATTGGGCTGACAAAGCAAAGTGGTCACCTAGTAAGACGGCATCTCCTAGTAAGAAGTGGATTAAAGGATGATCATTATAAAGAGACATAAAGGGATTGGTGACACGGTCGCTGCTATCACCAAAGTTACCGGACTAGACAAGCTAGTCGGAGAGGACTGCGGATGTGGAGCTAGACAAGAAGCGTGGAACGATCCTGGATTATTGGTAAATAGAATTTTTTATGGGACAAAGCAAGACGTCAAAGTACTACGCGAGCAATCCGAAGGCAGCGGAGAAGAGGAGAGAATATCAGCGTGAGTTGAACTCTACAGAAGAACGAAAGTCATATAGAGCGGCACATACAAAGGCTCGTCGTGCTGTTGGCATTGATGGCAAGGGAGGCCCTGACATGAGTTCCACAAAAAGTGGTAAATTTGTAAAAGAAAAACCAAGTATTAATCGTGCGCGCAATGGTGCAAACGGTAAGACAACAAAAAAATAAAAGATGGCAAATCAAAAATTACAAGTTGAAAGAGCGGCGGTCGTTACCCCAAGTAATACAGCTGACATTCCATATGTAGGTGGCGGAGATATAAACTGGCCTTGCGTTCTTTATGTAGGCGGCGCTGGAAACTTAAGAGTCATGACAGCAGGTGGTGATGACGTTGTATTTTACGGTGTATTGGCAGGATCATTTTTACCAATACAGGTAACTAGAGTTTTCTCTACAAATACATCAGCTACGAATATTATCGCATTATGGTAATAGGTATTTCTATATCAATATGACTGGTAAGTTTAGTAATGAAGGTATTGTTTCAACATCAGGTACGGTATTACATACGGCGCCTGATAATAATATATCTGAAGTTTATTTCATCAGATTCTACAATCCTTCTGCTTATACTATAACTATATCTAAATATACGTCATCTACTGCTTCAACAATAGATGTCTATTCATTGGAGCTTGATGGTGGAGATGTACCTACTGATGAATTTAGATACCTTTTAGATGAAGGAGATCGCATAGAAGCTTTGTGTAACATATCAGGCACAACATACACTATAGAGGGTCAAGATATGCCTAATATTAATACAGTAAGATGCAGGTAGTAGATAAATACGGTAATTTAAAAACCACTGGATTAAGAGGGCCTCAAGGAACCACTGGTATTCAAGGCGCGCAAGGTACGCAAGGTTTACAGGGTTTAAATGGAGCTTATGCCGCTCAAGGTATTCAGGGTACTACAGGTATTCAGGGTTTTACGGGTATTCAAGGTACACAAGGTACTGTAGGTAATACGGGATCACAGGGTATAACAGGTTCTCAAGGAACGACGGGCGCAACTGGTTCTCAAGGTATTCAAGGTATAACAGGTTCACAAGGAGCTACGGGATCACAAGGAACGACGGGCGCAACTGGTTCTCAAGGTATTCAAGGTATACAGGGTGTTCAGGGAATTCAGGGAATACAAGGTACATTGGGTAATACTGGATCTCAGGGAATACAAGGTATTATAGGAGTTCAAGGTGTGACAGGATCACAAGGATCTATCGGTGCTCAGGGGACAGTTGGTAGCCAAGGAACTACAGGTGCTACAGGCGCAACAGGGTCTCAGGGGGCTACTGGAATACAAGGTTTAACAGGAGCTACTGGAGCACAAGGTAGTATTGGTGCCACAGGTGCACAGGGAACAACAGGTTCTACCGGAAGTCAAGGGGCAGTAGGTGCTCAAGGAACCATTGGTACTACCGGTTCTCAAGGTTTGATTGGACTACAAGGAATACAAGGTATACTAGGAAATACCGGTGCTCAAGGCTTACAGGGTATTTTAGGATTACAAGGTATTACAGGTAATACTGGTGCTCAAGGAACCACTGGTTTACAAGGTTTTACTGGTGCAACTGGTAACACAGGAGCACAAGGAGCTGTTGGTGCACAAGGTACTACAGGTATTACTGGTAATACAGGTGCTCAAGGAAGTACTGGTACAACAGGTGCAACGGGATCTCAAGGTACAACTGGTGCAACCGGGAGTACAGGATCTCAAGGTATTCAAGGACTTACTGGTGTTCAAGGATTTACAGGAGCAACAGGTAGTCAAGGAGCTGTAGGTTCTACGGGTACCCAAGGAGCAATTGGTTCTCAAGGTACGGTAGGAACAACAGGGTCTCAAGGTACTACGGGTGCTACGGGATCACAAGGTACTACAGGTACTACGGGAGCTACCGGTTCACAAGGAGCTACGGGTACTACGGGT